CTCTCGTGGCTCCATCCAGAAACTGCTGGACCTCTCGCTCGTGAGCAAGCCGACGTTCCTCTCCGAGGTTCTCGGTCAGCTCGCGCTCGAGATCGAGCCCATCCTCCTGTCGAAGAACATCGTTCAGGAGTGGTGAGACACCGGGAGTGGTCAGGTTCCTGATCCACTGGCCACCCTCGGTTCCGGATTCTCCGGAAAAATTTTCGCGGATCAGGACGAGACCAGGTCACGAACAAGGAGTACACATGGCCGACAAGAACCCGAAGCAGGTCACCATCAAGGGTCGACTCAGCTTCCCGCGCTTCACGCACAAGGAAGCCGTCGCCGCCAACGACAAGAGCAAGTTCAAGAAGGCGGACCCGAACGAGGTGTCCTCGGAGTTCAACCTGCTCATCGAGCAGGACCAGCTCGACAAGCTGAAGGACCACATCCTGAATGTGTTCCTCCCGTACGTCGAGGAGCAGGTCGCCAAGAAGGAGAAGCGCGACACGCTCTCGGCGAAGCTCATCCAGAAGATCAAGGACAAGATCGCTCAGGAGGACTGGGACGGCTCGCCGTTCCTGCCCATGAAGCCGGTCTCCGAGAAGAACGCGGAGGCGGCTCCCGAGGCCGCGGCCTCGGTCAAGGTCACGGGCCCGAAGGGTGCGGACATCACGCTCAAGGCTCGCGTCGAGGACGAGAGCCAGCTCGTGATCCCGGACCCCGACGTCCTGACGTGGCCGACGATCGTCGCGCTCGACAAGTCGGTGTTCCAGCCGTACGCCGGTGCGTACTTCGCTGCGACGCTGAACCTGTTCGCGTTCGAGTCCTCGAGCACGATCAACGGCATCTCCGCCGGCGCCAACACCGCCGTCTACCTGGGCAACCTGGAAGGCGCGCGCTTCGGCGGCGGCGTGGATGTCGACGAGGACGACATCTTCATGGACTGAGGTCCGCTACGGGGGTCGGCCAACCGGCCGGCCCCCTCTTCCCTCAAGAGAAAGGTGACTCGCATGAGAGTCAGACTCACTTACTACGATCCCGATCACGGCATCGTGAGTAGCGTGTACAACGAGCGCGACCTTCGGGAGTGGCTCGATCAGTGGCACGACTACACTGGCCCGAGCGAGATCAAGCTGGAGCGGATCCTGTGAGGATCGACTGCGGCGAGTGCGGCGCACAAGACAAGGTGTGGTGTGCGACCTTGCCTTACAGTACGTTGCTCATGGGCAACACACTCGAGACTGGCGTCAACACCGTGGAGTGCCGGGCCTGCAAGGCTCGTGGCTTCGCTGACCTCAAGGTGATCTGTGCCAACACGAGCTGCAAGAGCACGAACCTCTGGCGCTGGCCCAACCGTTCGATGGGCACGAACTGCCGGCGGTGGATGTGTCGCGACTGCGGTGAGGTCACTACCTCCCTGCGTGTCGCTCACCTCTACACCAAGAACTCTCCGACACCGGCTCAGCACAGCGGGGGTCAAACCCTGCCGCTCTGCCGGTACTGTGGTCAGGGCACGTTGAAGATCGACGCGCGTGACTACATGGAGAGTGCGCTCTGCTTCAACACGCTCTGCTCCCGGCGCAACGCGTTCAAGGTCCACAAGGCCGATGGACGGTATCAGCGCACAGCAGGTGCGGAAGTCACGGTCAAGACCGTGGCCGACGAGGACGTGTGGGTGTTCGACGACGAGGCGGTGCTGGAGTGACGAAGCGATTCTCTGCGTCTAGCGCCGCACAGCTCATGCAGTGTCCTGGCTCAGCCAACCTCGAGCTCGCTATCCCCGGTTACGTGGAGCCCAAGCGAGACGAGATGGCCGGCGCCAAGGGCGTGGGCACACGCATGCACGATTCGTTCAAGCCCCTCGCTCACTGGAGCATGGTCGCTGTGACGGATCTGATGATCCTCATGGAGCGGTACGCCGCTCTGCACTGGACTAAGCGGCGCAAGCTGCTGGAGGACATCACTGAGGTGGAGATTCAAGACGAGTGGATGGACATGTTCCAGCTCACGAGTCGTGACTTCACCGAGATCGAGCAGTATGTTCGCTGGATCGTCGAGCTCGACGGAGAGGAGCGTCTGCCACCGCTGATGCTCAACTACGTGGTGCAGACCCTCGACCAGCTCGGACAGCTCATGGCCGAGCCAGCGGTCTCGAGCCTGCACATCTACGCCGAGGTCAGCATCAACTGCCTGTGGCTCACGAGCAAGCCGGCCACAACGCCGGACATCGTGTTCGCATCGAACGAGCGGCTGGACGTGGTGGACTACAAGACAGGCCGGATCCCGGTCAGTCCCGTCGACAACTTCCAGCTCATGTTCTACGCGTACAGCGCGCTGCAGGAGTACTACTCGCTCATCGAGCAGGCCGACGTCAAGAAGGTCGTGATGCACATCTGGCAGCCGCACAACCACGACAAGTGGGAGTGCAGCGTAGAGCACATCACGGAGTGGGCGAAGCTCGCGTTCGAGAGCGACCTCAAGATCATCGACAAAGACCTGACACTCCGACCCGGCAGTGCCTGCACGTTCTGTCCGGCGAACCCTCACTCACGAGGTGACAAGGCTCCGCCGTTCTGTCCTGCGATGATGGGCAAGCTCTATCCCGACACCACCGATGAGGAAGGAATCCTGGACCTATGAGTCTGGACATCGAGAACGTAGCGAAGCCCCTGGGCTTCATCGGCCTGGACTTCGAGACGTACGGCAACGTGAACCTCCCGAAGTACGGGCTGGACCGCTACATGAATGACCCGTCGTTCCAGGTCCTCATCGGATCTGTGAGTCAGCGACACCAGGGAAAGCTCACGTTCGACCTCATCATGAAGGACGAGGTCGCGCTGAAGGCGTTCCGAGAGTTCGTGGTCAAGGCCCTGTACGCAGGGTTCTGGTTCACGGCTCACAACGTGGGGTTCGAGCGAGGCTGCATGCAGGCGCTCGGCTTCGACGATGAGGTGTTGTACCGCATCACTGACTCTGCCGTCGTGGCACGAGCACAGGGTGCGGCGTCTCATCTCGAGGCCGCTGCTCCGCAGCTCACCGACATCGAGAAGCTCGAGGTCGGCAAGAACCTCATCATGAAGTTCTCCGTCCCCACCGATGACAACGGTGGGAAGCCCTACACCAAGCGAGAACTCGAGGCCAGCCTCGAACTCGAGCAGGAGTGGGCGCTGTTCGCTGAGTACTGTGAGGTCGACGCTGAAGCTAGCTGCAGCATCGTCGAGCAGTACTGCGACACGGAGAGCTTCCTGCGCGAGCACGAGATGGAGTGGTACACGTACCTCATGAACCGTCATGGGTGGAACGTGGACCTGGATCTCGTCAACGAGATGCAGCTCCGTTTCGAGCACAACACGCAGCAGATCGTGAGCGAGTTCTACGAGCTGTACGGCAAGAACGACGACGGCTCGCCGGCGTTCACTGACAAGTTCCTCAACAGCACCCCGCAGATGAAGGCGTGGTGTGAGGCACGAGGTATCAAGACCTCGAGCTTCGACAGTGAGCACGTCGACAAGCTCCTCGCACGCGTGCAGAAGCAGCTGGGCAAGGCAACACCCGCCCAGATGAAGTCGAAGCGCTACGAGGGCTACGAGCAGGTCGAGGCTCTGCTGATCGTCAAGCGAGAGCTCGGCGGCAGCAGCCTGAGTAAGCTCCAGAAGATCATCGATCTGACGGGGGCTGACGGACGACTCCGCAACCAGTACATGCACCTCGGTGCAGGTCAGAGCTACCGCTCGACTGGCAAGGGAGTCCAGCTGCAGAACCTCAAGCGCCTCTCGGCGAGTCCTCTGGACTTCGACGACGAGACGACTGAGGTCGTGGAGGACGCCGACAACACCACGCTCGCAGAGAACCTGCGACAGGTGTTCATCGCCGACGAGCTGGCCGGCCGACAGATCGTCGGTGACTTCTCCTCGGTGGAGAGTCGTGGCCTGGCCTGGGTGGCAGGCGACGACATGAAGGTGCAGGCGTTCAAGGACGGGAAGGACATGTACAAGGTGCAAGCGACCTTGATCTACCCCGGCCTGCTGTACGAGAACGTCACCAAGCAGGAGCGTCAGATCGGGAAGGTCGGTGAGCTGGGATGTGGATACGGCGCCGGCCCCGGTGCCCTGAGCCGGTTCGCCGGTAAAATGGGGATCGAGATGACGGAAGAAGAAGCCCTCGCCCTCGTGCGTGGCTGGCGTGAGACGAACCCCAAGGTCGTAGACCTGTGGGATCGGCTCAACACCGGCCTGCACCAGGCTGTGGACCTCAACGCCGTCACCGAGATAGAGCTGGCGCACGGTCTCGTGCTTCAGTTCGTCCCGTTCGACCCGCCGTCGTCGCTGCGCAAGCAGCACCCCGGCGCCCGCTCAGTGCGCATGCAGCTGTGGGCGGAGAACGGTACGGAGTTCGTGCTGGAGCGTGTGTTCCACGGCTGCTACATGCGTGGGACGGACGTCTGCTTCTACAAGCCGAGCGACCGCAAGACAGGTGACCTGTGGAAGAACCACTACCGAGACCCGAAGACAGGCAAGGTCGTCTTCTACAAGCTCTACGGTGGGAAGCTCACTGGCATCCTGGTCCAGTCCATGTGTCGGGAACTGTTCTTCGACGCGGTGAAGGGCTTGTTCACACTGTTGAAGGACGTGCCGAACGCCACGCCCATCGGTCAGTTCCATGACGAGCTCGTCACGAGCTGGGTACCGAGCAACGAGACCGGAGCTGTCACGCTCGATCAGGCCATGAGCCTGGTCGAGACCGCGATGAGCATGCCGCGCTACTCGTTCCGCGGATTCCCTCTCGAGGCGGACGTGAAGAACGACTATCGCTACACCAAGTAAACAGAAGCCGGCCCCGAGGTGAAGAGTCTCGGGGCCGGCTCACCATCAGAAAGGAGATCGCTCATGACCATTGTACATTTGGGCGGCATCGACCCTGGCCTAGTCCACACCGGCGTCGTCAGTCTACTGGTAGACTCTCAGCAGAGAGCTATCAGTGTGTCGAGCCACGTCGTGAACGGACCCAACGCCGAGCAGGTGGCTGCGGCCGTGGACAAGCAGGCAACGCTCTTCATCGAGAAGTACGAGGATCGCGGCACGGTGTTCACACAGCACAGCGACATGCGGAAGTTCGAGGTGGAGCTCCACAAGCTCCTGCCGAAGGCGACCATCCTCAGCAACACAGGCGTCCGCAAGGTCGTCACGGAGCAGATGCTCCGGGTGTTGGGCCTCACCGGGTTCCGCACCACGCACCACAAGGACCTCGAGTCCGCCGCCCGCATCGCGGTCTACGGGGGGCTCAAGGATCCTGCCATCAACGCCGTGTTCTACCAGGCGTTGACGAGTTACACGGACGGCCAGCCGTGGCAGCTCGCGTGAAGAACGCGCCCGCTGACAGCCGCAACATGCTGATCGGTGTGCGCTTCAACGAGAGTGAGAACGAACGAATCGTCTGGGCAGCCAACGAGCTGGGTCTGAGCGAAGCCGCGTTCACACGCATGGCAGCCCTCAAGCTGGCCAAGGAGATCCTGGGATGAGCGACCAGGAGTGGAACGACGCGATGGTGGCGATCCACATCAGGCTCGGTATGGAGATCCCTCCGTACCTCGACACACAAGGGGATCACGATGAGTGAAGACAACCGCAACACCGACGCCCTGCTCGCGCAGCGTCAGAGCGCCTACGGTGACGTGGCCGACAACGCCGCTCGAGTGGCGAACATGTGGAACGGCTACCTCGGCACCGACATCATCACGCCCGCGGACATGATGATGATGATGGCACTGTACAAGGCGTACCGCTTCAAGGTCACGCCCGACTACAGCGACAACATCAACGACGTGCTCGGCTACGCCGAGATCGTTCGTCGTGTGCAGGAGGCGACGGGCGGTCTGGTCGACGCCGAGACCGTCAAGGAGTACTACGCCAAAAAGGCGGAGATCCTGGCCGGCGAGACGGAGACCCCGGCCGAAGCGGCCGACGCGCGAGACATCGCGTTCGAAGCTGCGACCGAGGCCACCGTCCAGGACTACGTCAACCTGTACGGCACCGCCGAGGAGCGCGCCGCACAGGAGGAGATCGCGGAGAGCCGGCGCCCGCCGGAGTTCCGTCGTGGTCTGCCGGACCAGACCGAGGGTCGCATGATGGAGCAGTGGCTGCGCAACCGCTGCGCCGCCGACACGGGCCTGGGACCGTGCATGCTGAGCTCCGGTCACTTCGGTCTCTGCACGCCTGATACCCGCCGCCTGTGAGCGTCGTCAGCATCTCGGATCTCGAGACCGCCTTCCGCAAGCATGACGAGTCCTTCGACTCGTTCATGCCGCACCAGACGGTGGTCTTCGAGAACTGGGACGATCAGGGATGCGAGGGTGCGCACCTCGTGTTCTACCCCACGGGCACGGGCAAGACGAAGATCATGCTCTCGATGGTCGCGATGGCTAGGAAGGGCGCCGCGCTGGTCGTGGCCCCTCCCATCACGCACCCGAAGTGGGTGGCAGAAGGCGCGATGATCGGTGTCCGAGTGACGCCGATCAGCCACGCCGAGTTCCGGCAGAAGAGCACCATGCTCTCCCGCAAGATGCCGATCATCGTGGACGAGTTCCACCTGCTCGGCGGACACAACGGGCTCGGCTGGAAGAAGCTCGATCGATACGCCGCGGGTAGCCAGGCACCAGTGATCCTCGGATCAGCAACGCCGAACTACAACGACGCCGAGCGATGCTATTGCCTGGTCCATGTGCTGAGCCCCTTCGACAACCGCGGAGGGTTCGACACCTGGATCTACAAGCACTGCGTCACGAAGGCGAACCGCTACTCATCCATCCCGGACGTGTTGGGGTTCCAACACTTCAAGAACGCGGCCGAGTTCCTATCTGCGCAGCCGAAGGTCAGCTATCTGCCTGACGATGCGCCGGACATCCTGCGAGACTGGCCCATCCCTTCCGACGAGCTGCCCGCAGAGTTCTACGACCTGAATGTGGACCGCTCGAGAGAGCGTGTCATGAGCAGCATGATGGAGATGCGTATGAGCGAGAGCCGTCGCAAGATCCTCGACGAGAACGACCGACTGAACATCGCTACCGCGGAGCAGCTGGGCATCCTCGACGAGCAGCTGGGCAATCCCCCGCTGGTGATCTTCTGCAACCGCAAGCAGGTGGCACAGGCCGTCGCTCGAGAGCTCGACCTGCTCATGGACGAGGATCCCGAGTACGCGCTCTACTCCTACATCGACGGCGACACCACACCGACGGCG